TTACCAGATGCAGCTGCAGGGGGTAGAGCAAGACCAGATAGACACCAGAGAGCAGAATAGGGAGCAGGAGAAAAGTAATAGATTGAACAAGCAATCCTCTAATCAGTCGAAGATGATAGAGCAGAGAAAGCGCAACCTACCTTCTATCTCTTTTGAGTCTAATGAAGACAGCTTAGATGGCTTTGACCTAGCTGAATTTAACCCAAGATAATTAAATTAAATAGTACTAACTTTATAAAAATCAAATCAAATGGAATTTAAAGTAAAAGAGATAAACAAAGAAGAGAAATCTCGCGTGGAGGTGGAAGTAGATTTGTTAAAGAAACACGAAGAAAAATTCGAAGAACAAGAGGGTGATACTTCTGTTGGAAAGATAGATCTTAGTGACAAAGCAAATTCATTACCTGAAGAAAAATCAGATGATGAAACTAAAGTAGAGGACGTAGAAGCTGAAAAGCCCACTGCAGAACTACAAGAAGATGACGTTCTTTCATATATAAAGAATAGATATGACAAGGATATAAATTCTATCGATGAACTGTTTGCGGAAAAAGAGGCAAACGAGGAGTTACCGGAAGATGTATCTGCGTATTTAAAGTATAAGCAGGAGACCGGACGTGGCATTAAAGACTTTTATAACTTACAAAAGGATTTTGATGAGATGGACGATGATGCTGTACTTGCTGACTATTACGCCTCAACCGAAGAAGGTTTAGACGAGATAGACATTCAGGATATTATTGAGGATAAGTTTAGTTTCGATGAGGAGCTAGATGAGCCGAGAGAAATCAAGAAAGTTAAGTTAGCAAAAAAACGAGAACTCGCTAAGGCAAAGAAGTTTTTGAATGGAGAAAAAGATAAGTACAACATCCCTCTTGAGTCAGGTGGGGGTGCATTATCGGAAGACCAGGAAAAGAACCTTGGCGCTTATAAGAGTTACATAGAGGAATCTAAAAGCGTAGAAGAACAAAACAGGAAGAAGCAAGAGTTTTTTATAGACAAAACAAATAATGTGTTTAACAGTGATTTCAAAGGTTTTGATTTCACGGTGTCTGGTAACAACTTAACCTTTAAGCCTGGTACCGCAGAAGAGTTAAAAAATGTTCAATCAAATGTTGGCAATTTCATTGGCAAATATTTGGATGATAGTGGCTTAATTACAGATGCCGTAGGTTATCATAAGGCTTTGTCGGTAGCGATGAACCCAGATAAATTTGCTCAATATTTCTATGATCAAGGTGTGGCTAATACCGTAGATGATGTTTCAAGGAAATCGAAAAACATTAATATGGACGTTAGATCAAATTCGCAATCTGTCTCTAAAGACGGAATGAAGATACGCCCTGTGAGTAGTAATGACAGACACGAAAATGGCAGAGGACTCAAAATTAGAAGTGTTAAAAAACATTAAATAACTTAAAAAAACCAAAATGGCAGTAAATTTAACCCCGGGATTTGACCTGCAGCCGAGTGCGCAACAAACCCCGTTATCAACCAACTATATCACTAACTTCGATTTCTTGAACCAATATCTTCCAGATGTTCATGAAAAGGAATTCGAGCGTTATGGAAATAGATCAGTAGCCTCATTCCTTAGAATGGTGGGTGCTGAAATGCCTTCTAACTCAGACATGATCAAATGGGCTGAGCAAGGAAGGTTACACACTAAATACCAATCTTGTACTTCCGCAGGTGCGGCAGCCGCAGTAAGTGGTGTTTGGACAGTTCCAGGCGTGGGCGTAGCCCCAGGCGTAGGAGCTAACAACCCTACTAACTTTAATCCACAGTTGAATGCCAATTCCGGCACTTTAGCTACACTTAGAGTTGGTCAGACAGTAATGATTTCAGATAATACCCCTGGATCTACATTACAGAATAAAGGCATCATCAGCGTTGCTCCTACCTCAGCAAATCCCGGAACATTTACCGTAGCTTATTACGAAGTAGGTGGTCAGGCGATGGCGGCGGCAGTGAGCTGTGATATCTTCATCTATGGTTCTGAGTTTGCGAAAGGAACAGTCGGCATGGTAGGCTCTAACGAGTCTGATGACTTCATCTTCGATAACAAGCCAATCATCATCAAGGACAAGTATTCTGTCTCTGGTTCTGACATGGCTCAAATCGGCTGGATTGAGGTTACATCTGAGAACGGTGCAACTGGCTACCTATGGTATCTAAAATCTGAGCATGACACTAGACTTCGTTTCGAAGACTATCTAGAGACAGCTATGGTGGAAGCAGTTCCAGCAGCAGCAGCTTCTGGTGCAGCCGACTTCCTACAAGGTGTAGGTGTAGGTGCAGGTGTTGCCGGTGCTTCAGGTTCTGACGGTATCTTCTACGTTGTAGGAAACAGAGGTAATGTTTTCGGCGGTGGTAACCCAGTAGCTTTGTCTCAGTTTGATCAAGTGATCCAACGTCTTGACAAGCAGGGTTCTATCGAAGAGAATGTAATCTTCGTTAACCGACAGTTCTCATTCGATATTGACGATATGCTAGCGGCACAAAACTCCTATGGAGCGGGTGGTTCTTCTTATGGTCTCTTTGACAATGATAAGGACATGGCTCTAAACCTAGGCTTCACAGGATTCCGTAGAGGTTACGACTTCTACAAGTCTGACTGGAAATACCTAAACGATCCTACTATGAGAGGTGGTGTAAATGCAGGTGCAATCAACGGACTTTTAGTTCCTGCTGGTTCAACCACTGTTTACGACCAAATCTTAGGCAAGAACGCTAAGCGTCCTTTCCTTCATGTTCGTTATAGAGCTTCAGAGACTGAAGATCGCCGCTATAAGACTTGGATCACTGGCTCTGCTGGTGGCGCAAGAACTAGCGACCTGGATGCAATGGAAGTCAACTTCCTATCTGAAAGAGCTGTATGTACCTTAGGTGCTAACAACTTCTTCTTATTCCAAGATGCATAAATAGCAGTTACCAAAGGGGGGGTGGTAACCCATCCCCCTTTTTAAATTAAATTAAATTATATTATCATGGCAAAACAAAAAGAAAAATACGAGAACAAAGCCTATAGGCTTTCAGGTCAGCAGCAGCCACTTTCATACATGCTAGCATCACGACACTCGTCAAGATCTCCCTTATTACATTTCGATGAAGAGCAAGGCATTAACCGCCCCCTTCGTTATGCAAGAAATCAGAAGTCTCCCTTTGAGGATGAGCAAGATGGAAATGCTATCCTAGAACCAATTGTGTTTGAAGATGGGATGTTAATAGTTGAAAAACAAAACCAAGCATTACAGCTATTTTTACATTATCACCCTAGCAACGGGATGGTATTTGAAGAGATAAACAACTCTCGCGATGCAGCCATAGAGCTGGAAGTGGTAGAGATGGAATTAGAGGCTCAGATAGAGGCTAAAAAAATTACAAAAGATGTAGATAAACTTACTTCTGTTTGTAGAGTATTAATGGGCAATAGCGTGGATAACATGACTATCCCTGAATTAAAAAGAGATGTTCTTTTATATGCTAAGGCTAGACCAGAGGATTTTATGGCTACCGTAAATGACCCTATGCTGGAGCTTATGGATACTGTTCATCAGTTTATGATGGCAGGGTTCTTAGCCTATAAAAACAATAATAAAGATGTGTACTATAGCCTTCCTAACAACAAGAAGAAAATGCTTACCATCCCTTACGGAGAAGATCCGTATTACATTATAGGCTCTTTCATGCAAAGCGATGAAGGCTTAGAGGTTTATAAGCTGCTAAACAACAAATTAAAAAACAAAAAATAATTCATTATCTTTGTAATATAAAATAATCTTAAACGATATATAAAATGGCAACAATCCCAACCACACAAAAATTCCATACGGTAGCCGATGCTACTGATACAACGGAATATGGCTCTGCACAACTAGCATCCGGAAGAGCAGTATTCACAATGCAAGACATCCTCGACACAGTCGTTGTTGGTGGAGGCGTTGACGGTTCAGGAACCGCAGGAGCTATTCCTCTATGGTCTGACTCTAACACAATTGGAGATTCTATTATCTCTGCTACGGGTTCTGCAGCAACTATTACTGGTAACTTAACAATGACAGGTTTTGCTACTAGTGTTTCAACTACAGGTAGTTCTAGTGCAACGACACTAACAACTAAAGATTATGTAGACGGACTAGGTTCAGGAACAGTAACTAATATTACATCTACAAGTGGTGGTGGTAATGTCGACATTATAGTAACTAACCCAACAACTACTCCTAACCTCCTGTTAAATTTTGGAGCTGACTCTACATATTATATTAATGGAGCCGGTGATGGAGCTACCATCGCTTCGCTTCCATTCCTACCTCTAGCGGGTGGTACTCTGACAGGATCTCTTACAACACTTGGCGTATCTGCTGGCGACGTAGTGGCTACCTCTTTCGCAGTTGATGCACTTCAGGCCGCACCTCTAAGTGCGACTGATGGCGGCACATTGGGAGAAATTAGATACGCGCTTGATGGAGGCGTTCACTATATATACCTTTGTATCGCTACAGACACGTGGCAGAGAATTGCACTAGCTACTTGGTAGTAAGTTAGTTTTTACTACATATGAAGAGAGGCCTACAAATAAAGTGGGCCTCTTTTTTTTTGTTATCTTTGTAAAAAGAATAAATTATGCCTATTAACGATGTAAGAAATACAGTGTTGGCTATAGCAAATAAAAACAACTACGGGTATATTTCTCCGGCTGATTTTAATCTATATGCCAAACAAGCTCAGATGGATATGTTTGAGGATTATTTTAATCAATATAATAATCAGCTGGTAAGAGAAAACCTACGGCAGTCAGGCAGCGGATATGCGGATATTACCAAAGGACTGGAAGAAGTGATAGACAGCTTCTCCGAGACGCAGACATTAGTAAATAACGGAGTAAACCTATTCTCTTTGCCGAGTAATTATTATTTGATAAATAAAATTAATTACTACCCGACAGTCGTTACGACAAGCACGACTACAGCCGCTGGAAGCTTTATTTTAACAGACGCAAATGCTACGTTTGTAACGAGCGGAATTCTTGCGGGGCAGGTGGTATCATCAACGTCCTCTACGAGCCTTACAGCCGGCCAGAGTGCCTATATCGTGAGTGTAGACAGCAATACCCAGCTGACATTGACAGAAAGTATATTTTCTTTGGCAGGGACAATAGGGGACACCTATGTTGTGGTATCAGCTACCGGAATAGTAGAGGTAGAAAGAGTTAACCAAAATAAAATATTTTACTTAAACTCCTCACCCCTCACCTCTCCGTCAGCAGGGTATCCTGCCTATGTGTTAGGGAATGCCACCAACACTGCTATGGGTAACACAGCAAATATTTATCCTACAACATTAACAACTCCAGGGACAATGTTCGCGCAATATGTCAGGTACCCTAACGCGCCTAAATGGACCTACGCCCAGCTCCTTGGAGGGGAGCCTTTGTTCGATGCCACACAAGCTGACTATCAAGACTTTGAGCTGCCCCTATCAGATGAGCCTATCTTAATAGCTAAAATCTGTCAATATATAGGAGTGGAGATAAGAGAAGAGGCGGTATATAATTTCGCGCAAGCAACAATAGCAGCTGATAAACAATAAAATATTCATTATGGCATATATAACAGATTACGCATATTATCAAAATTCAGGTACCGCCCCCACGGATAAGAACTGGGGGTCATATCAGTTTGTCTCTTTAGCAGATATAGTAAATAATTTTATGTTAATGTATCAGGGCAACCATGAGCTTATCAATAACATTGAGCGATATCAGATTTTATTCCATGCTAAAAGAGGCATACAGGAATTGAATTACGATGCTATGAAGGAGATTAAAATCCTTCAGCTAGACATTAGCAATCAGCTACGTTTTGTTTTACCTCCGGACTATGTGAATTGGGTTCGTATCTCTCAGTTTAGAGATGGGACATTATATCCTTTATCAGAGAACATACAAACAAACTGGGCCTCTGCCTACCTACAAGATAACAGCTCTAATGTGTTGTTTGATCAAGACGGAAACGCCCTGAAGCCACAGGATTCGGAGCTGGACCTAAACCAGATGACCGCAGCAGCCAAGAGCATATATCTAAACTCTAGCAGCCCTTACAACAATTCCGAAGGGTGGTGCATCGGCGGCAGCTGGTATTTTGACTACGCCGTAGGAGCGAGGTTTGGATTAAATACAGAGACAGCAAACGCAAATCCTACGTTTACAATCAATAAACAGTCAGGGGTGATAAACTTCAGCAATATATTAGGGTCTTCTTCCGTGGTATTAGAGTACGTCTCAGACGGCATGGAGTCCGGTATAGACTCAGAGGTTCATCTTAATAAACTTTTTGAAGAATACATATATGCCTATATAAAATACTCTATTTTAAACACTAGAGTGGGGATAACAGAATATGTTGTTAATAGGTCAAGAAAAGACAAGTCTTCTCTATTGAGGAATGCGAAAATAAGACTAAGTAATATACACCCTGGCAGACTCTTGATGAATATGAGAGGTCAGAATAAATGGATAAAATAGCATGCCAATAGTTACAACAAATTTTATTGTAGGTAGGATGAATAAATCCGTGGATGAGAGACTTCTTCCTCCCGGTGAATATATCGATGCTTTAAATATTAGGTTAGGGGCCACAGAGTCTACGGAAGTAGGGGCTGTTGAGAATTCTAAAGGCAACGATCGTTTGACCACCCTAGAATATGGGGGGTCTGCGTTATCGGCTGCGACAAAGTGCATAGGAGCCTACGAAGATGGCGCCAGAGAGACCATCTATTGGTTTGTCCATGACTCAGCAAATACAGTTGCTCCAGGAGGCAAGGTAGACCTCATAATTTCTTTTAACACCACAAGTCAGGTCCTTCAATACCATGTGGTCTCAACATCAGTTTTAAATTTTGACCCTAATTATCTAATAACAGGTATAGATTTAGTAGATGCTACGCTATTGTTTTTTACCGATGATGTTAACCCCCCTCGCGTAATAAATGTTACCAGAAATTATGTAGCCCCCGTAGCAAACGTAGACCAATTTACAGAAGAGGCTATAAGCGTTATCGTAAAGCCCCCGGGCTTTGAAGATGCCGTGGGCAGCAATGTTCCGCTGACTGTTCCTACAGTAGAATTAGTGACCTTACCGGGTAACGAGAACTACATGGAAGAGAGGTTTATATCTTTCGCCTACAGGTATAGGTATTTAGACAACCAATATAGTGCCACGTCTCTATTTACTAAGCCTGCTTTTTCAGCAAGCGAATTTAATTTTGATACAAGAAACTATCTAAATACAGGAATGGTTAATCGCTATAATGGTGCGATTATAGGCTTCAGCACCGGAAGTAGTCTGGTTAGTGAGATAGACCTGCTATATAAAGAGACAGGCTCTAACATTATTTTTGTAATAGAACGGTTTAAAAAAGAAGACTATGGGTGGGCTGATAACACCACTAAGACCTACTCTTTCACCAACAGCAAGATATATACTACCCTAGGCAGCGATGAGCTTCTAAGGCAGTATGACAATGTCCCCCGTCTAGCGAAGGCTCAAACGATAATGAGCAATAGACTGATCTATGGAAATTTCACAGATGGATATGACTTTAAAAGAGGCAGCGTTACGGGGTCAAATATTTCTTTAGACTACGCAACCAGATATATCCCTTCGTCTGTTGACCTTAAATCCCTCCCCGCAGGTGCGCCTGGGAATGGGGTTTCATACACCCTTTCAGGGACTACAGAGGCTATAGCTAACTCTAAGATAACATTTGACTTCACCGATCTTGTAGGTAAATTATTAACTGGAGCCGTAATAACTATGGGCTTTAATATAGAAAGCTCTAAAATAACAGGCACCACCACCACGGCATGCTATATATCTAATGAAGATTTCAGCACTCCTGAGTTTTCATTATCTATCACCATAACCTTAGACCAGAACTATACTACTGTTTACGATTTTCTGATTTCTTCTCAATTTGAAGAGGCTATAGGAACAGGAACTTTAGCAGACGGCAGGTATGAGCCTTTAGCCACCGCTGATTTAGGCAGCTCGTTAACCGATATATTTAATAACACGCTGACGCCTCCGGCATACTCTTGTGTGTTTACGAAATTCAATAGCAGCATCACAGATGCCACGGCGCAACAGGGATTTGCTTTAACAGGAGTTACTCCAGGGTCAAACACTTTTGAGATACAGCTTATTGCTATGCAGTATCAAAATATTGACGGAGCCGTTACCTCAAATATGTTTGAGTTTTTTAGATTTGTCTCAGGGGATGCTTTTTTCTCCTCAGATAATGACACAAGCAGCCTACATAGCAATAGAGATTATGAGGCCGGAATTGTTTACATGGATGATTACGCGAGGTCTTCTACGGTCTTAGTGTCAGAGTATAATACTGTATATATAGAGCCTAAAGACTCTGTCAATATAAACTCTATTCAGGTTCAAATAAGCAGTATAGCCCCCTATTGGGCAAAGAAATATAAGTTTGTTCTTAAACCGAGTTTAGGCACATACAATACTATTTTTAGCAACTTCTATTATGTGAGGCCTAGTGATAATATGGTGTTCTTTAAGTTAGAAGGAGATAATGCAAATAAGGTAATAAAAGGAGAGACGTTAATCGTTAAAGCAGATGTTAGCGGAGCATTGACCAGGGTAGAGAAAGTAAATGTTTTGGACGTGACAGCAGAGTCGTCTGACTTTTTAGCAGATGCCGGAGAGCCGGGCTTTGCAGACACCAGTCAGCTGGCAGGGCTATATATGAATGTTAAAAATCAGAACTTTAATATTTCTATCCCTGACGATTCGGTCATAGAGGAAGGAAACCAGGTGGCTTCTAGCATACAGGCTGGATGCGCGGGATCAGGGCAAACAGCAGAAAGAAGTATCGGGTACCCATGTTTCACCACTCAATACACAGCAGGGGTCATAACAGGAACAACAAACTACACCATCCCTGAGTCGTCTGTTATTAGAATTTCTATCAGAGCAAGTAGAGAAAATCGGATAATTGGATGTAACGCAAAAGAGTGGCTCTGGGAGCAAACTTATATTGCAAGTCAGGATTATGCCGATTTTAAAAAATGGTATGACGGAGATAATATAAATGTTACCACCGCTTCTCCGGGAGACCTTGGAGGAGTTCCGGATGGAGGAGTCTATTATCCCGCATATACAACTCCGACCGTTCCTCCAGTTCCCTTACCATATAATTTTGCGGGGAATGTTACATGTGTGGCAAATAAAATAGGAATAGGCTTCGCTCAGTCTATCCCGGGAGATGCTACCTCACCTTTATATTTTGGTGTAAACAGTGGTATCCCAGGGTGTACCTTGCATCAGATGTCTACTATTGAGGTGGATATTAAAATACTTAGAGCAAATACTTTAATGGTATTTGAGTCTGACCCTCAAGATGCAAATCCAGATTTATATTACGACTCAAGTCAGATGTTTGATATAGACGCTAATGGAAACCACCTTTCAGGGACAGACATTGACCTTGGAGACCAAGACCAGACAAGCACTCAGGATGCTGTCGTTAATTTAGATTTTGCAGACGTATATACTTTTGGAAATGGCGTAGAGAGCTATAAGATAAAAGACCAGCTGGCGGCTAAAAGCTTTCAGCTAGGAGAAAGGGTGCTGGCGGTATCTAACCAGGACTATAAAGAAGCAGATAGATTTGAAGGACTCACCTATAGTGGTGTCTATAGCAGCAACTCAGGAATAAACAACTTAAATGAGTTTAACTTAGGTTTAGTAAATTTCAAAGACTTAGAGACATCCTACGGCCCTATACAGAAGCTGCACTCAAGAAAGACCGATGTGCTGATTTTACAGGAAGACAGAATATCTTATGTTCTGTTAAGTAAGAATTTATTATCTGACTCTGTTGGCGGTGGTGCTATAACATCTATCCCTGAGATATTAGGAACACAGATAGCTCGCCTTGAAGAGTATGGAGTCAGCTTTAACCCAGAGAGCTTTATCTCCCATGGCGACAACGTGTATTTTACAGACTCTAAAAGAGGCGCGGTATTAAGATTAACAGGAGAAAGCAAGGGCGGACAGAGCGATCAATTATTTGTTATCTCTGAGTCAGGCATGAGGTCTTGGTTTAGAGAGGAGTTTTATGATAATTTAAATAATCAAAAGCTCGGGGCTTTCGACCCTTATATGGATGAGTATGTGTTGTCGATGAACCAAACGCCTGTTCCGATGCCTACTCAGATTGTTGCTTGCGGGGCGCAGATTAGTAAGTCTGCCCTGCCTTCCGGAGAATCTTTCTCTTCTACCGTAGATTACGGAAATGTGATAGGTAGTGTTCCGATAGGATATATCGTCAGTATAGGATCAATTACAATTACTGTAGCATGGAACGGAACTTCTGTAACAAGCGGCACCCTCACAGGAACAGGAACATACAACTGGTCTAAAACATTAAATACTCCAAACAACGCAGTGGTCACGGTGACTGCCGTCAATGTGGCTTCAACATTTGTTGTAAGCTACAGCTGCCCGGATCAGTCAGAGATT